CAGCTTATGAAGCAGGTGTTGCGGAAGAAGAGATCGCCAAGCGTGTCGCTGATGTTGCTGCTCGGTTTACGTATCCTGCTGCAGCATTCCGTGACATCATGGGTCAAGTTGAAGCTCGTGCTGCTATCAAGCCCTACACTAAGTCTACGGCAGGCGAAACTGTTAACTTCCTTGATGTGATCGAAGTTACCACGGAACCTGCTCAACGCTTTGGCCGCTTTGTGGCTGACGTTCCTGTAGCACAATGGTTTGAAAGTGTTGACGGACGCTACGATCTTCCTCTGTACACTCCGTTTAACAATCGGCCTGTGCAAGAGATCAACCCCATGATGAAGCAGCTTACTGGCATCCGCACTAACGTGCCACTGTCTGCTGTTCAACGTGAGTTTGCACGTCTTCGTATTCCTGAGTACACCATGTATCGCACAAGTCGTGTGCCTAATCCGTCATTGGATTATGCTGTTCGTGTCAACCTTGCACGAGAAGACTTGTACAACCTTCCGGGTAGACTTGAAGAGTTCATCAACTCTGATCTGTATCAAAGCCTATCTGACAAGCAGAAAGAGGTGGCACTGAAGGCTCAAGTATCAGGCCACATCACTACTGTATCTGATAACGTCAAGGTTTGGTTTAACCAGCTTGTCCATGAGAAGCCTAACCTTGCACTCGGCTATCTTCGTAACGACATGCTTATCAAAGGTCGCCAGATCAGGCGCAAGTATGGTGAAGATGAAGTCAACAGCCGTGTGCAACTCATGCTGAATGCTCCGAGTGCAGATGAGTATCTTGAAGCTGCTGGCACTAATGTTGCTGAGAGGGCCAAGCGTATGCAGGAACTTCTGTTTGTCTTTGATGAAATGGACAAGACGTATACTGACATAGGCCGCATACAGTAACACAACCTACATCAATAAAAAGAGGGGCTGCATTTCTGCGGCCCCTTTTATTTTTACTTCAGCCCATGTGTCTCTGCTGATTTCTTTACCCACATGTAGGCTTCAGCTATTTTAGTCATGGCGTGTTCACGCTCTTTTGTGTCATGCAGATGCTTCAGTATTCGATCTTCGACTCTAGCGATATCGTCTATGATGTTGCTGAAGAACTGCTTGTGTTTAGCATATCTGAACTGCTCAGCTTCATCCTCTAGCTTCATGTAGTTGACCCTTCAGTGCCTGCTGATTGTTGAAGTAAGCAGCGTTGAAACCACGCTCCCACTCCTTGTATTCAAAGGTGTCCTTCCTGTACGGATTAGTGAAGTCTCCGTAACTGAATGCAGTGTAGCCTTTGTCATACGGTTTCATCTCGATACCCTCACATGAGTTTCTCTTCAGTCATTGCCACGATCCACTGCTTAGTCCTGTCACTCCTCACGATATCTTCTATGCCGAACTCAATCACGGGAATGTCCATGTTGTACTTCTTCACTAGATGAATGATCTTTGACAGACCACTCTGCTCCTTGATGTCAGACTGCCGCACGTCACCATTGATAACTACTTTGCAGTTCTCCCCGATACGAGTGATGAACATCATCATCTCTGGAACCGTTGTGTTGCTAGCCTCATCAAGAATGATGAAAGAGTTCTTGAAGCTGCGGCCCCTCATCAAAGACAAGGGTGCCAACTCTATATTACCATTCTTGATGGCGGTGTCAACTGTCCCTCTTCCCAACTGCTCCTGTAGTACGTCTAGAACAGGGGCAAGCCACGGTGAGAACTTCTCTTTAAGTTCACCCGGAAGCGCACCCAAGTCTTTGCCTACAGACACATTAGGCCGAGTCAAGATGATCTTGTCAATCCTCTTCTCAGCATACATGTTTGCAGCTATCGTGGCAGCAATGTACGTCTTACCCGTTCCAGAGTATCCGCACACCACGACTTGATCATGGGATAGAAGTGCATCAATGTATAGACGCTGTGTGTCATTTCTAGGTACAAGTCTTACCAACTTTCCTTGATTCTCTACCTCAGCATTTTTATACTTACTCTGCCTACGGCTCTTCTTAATTACTTCCTCAATCATCGTCCTTGCCCACGATACAGCTTCCTTGTGTCGTGTTTGTTTGTGCTAGATCGTTTGTGACTAGCCTTGAACGATGCTTGTGACGACCTCTTGTGCTTAGGCGTAGGCTTCCACGTAATTGTACCGATTGCTTTACTCATTCTATCTTATCCTGTAGATCATATATGTGCATGTTGTAGCAGTCTGCTTTCACAGTGTAGTTGTTAGTTGGATCGACATCTCCTTTCTTCAGCAGTCGTGCTTTCTGGAAGTATAGCTCCTTAGGATACACTCCTAAGAACCACCCATATGAAAATCCTTCCAGCACTCGTACAAAAGCATAGTAGTCGCACTGTTGTTTAACATTGAAGGCTGCAACGCTGCACTCGTAGTAACTCTTAGGCACAGCAGTTGTGCGCTTAGATTTTACATCTACTGTCTTGCCATTGTCAAGCACAAGATCGTAGTCGTATGTGTTTACTAGAGTGCCGCCAAGCACTAGCTGAGCAATCTCTTCACCAACAAAGCCAGCCAAGTTACCTTGACCTTTAGTGATGCTATTGTTGAGTTCACCCATTGCTTCAGCTTTGTGCTTGGCGCGAAGCAGCATGTCATCCGTTATCTTGACAGACTGCACTAGTTTTCCTTTCAGGTTAGGTCAACGATTTCACAAACGCCACTGCTGCATGCAAAGGTGTTCGTGCCTTTTGATGTGTCCTCTTTCTCGTAGTCTGAGAGTTTAGACCAATCAATGCTGTCAGGCATCACAGAAAGCAGCGTCTCATAATCATGCTTCGTGCATTCCTGATAGGGTGCCTGCTGGTAGGTGTGATCCGAGTGCGGCAGGAAGCTGATGCCAGAGACTTCATCAAAGTGTTTATAGACCCATGCACCAACTTCCATCCACTCGTGGTCACGAACAGTCACAGTGATAGACGGCTTGTGTTCACACCAGTACCGCTGATACGTAAGCCACAACTCAAGCTGCTCGATGGCAGTCATGTCGTTGCGTGTCACAGCACCCTCAGGCGACTTCATGGGGAAGCTGAATACAGTGGTGCTATCAGGTTTCATTACACAAGGCGCAGCAGGTATGCCTTGATCTTTCATAAACTGCGTCAGGGGGTCTTTATTGTCACCCCTAACAGTGCGGATGTAGTAGGCACTGTGACGAGCATGAACACCGCTTGCAGAGTCAACCAACTGCGATACTGTTCCAGATGGTTTATTGCAAGTGATTGAAGTTGAAGGATTAATTCCGAGTTTCTCAGCCCACTCCTTGTTCGTAGCCACAGCAACATTACGCAGATGCTCAAGTGTGCTGCTAAGATTGCCAGTCTTGCCACTCATCATGGCATTGTCCATGACACCTGTAAGCGACACACCGAGCAGACGCTCTTCCTCAGTGTTCTTCTGCCAAATCTTACGCAGATAAGGGAAGTTTGTCAAGGTCGATTGAATGGTTCCGATAATGGTTGCAAGGCGAACCTTACGTGTCAGAGTTTCAATCGTATCAGTTTCGCGCACAACAACTTCAGTGAGGTTGCAGAACTGATATGGGCGAAGGATAATCTCAGAGTTACCCGTCACGATGCCATTAAAAGTGCCGCGAGAAGTAGTAGGCTCAGTGAAGCAGTACGTCATTTCAGTGATGCCAAGGTCTTCAATAGAAGTAACCTTGACGAACTGACGCGCGTCTCGTTGAGGCTTCACGCCATTGTGATCTAGCCGCCGCAGATAGTTGCTAAGCCCGAGTTCCATGAGATGCCAAGCATCCCAATTGCCGATAAGAAGACGCTTTGTTTCTTGGCAAGAGTAGGAAGCATTGCCACCTTTACCATCAGGCAGGCTGTAGTTTCCAGCACTACGCCCAGACACTACTTTAGCCCTGACGCCAAGAGTTGTCAGCATCAGTCGCAGACGATCAAGGAACGTGTGATCTACAGACGCGATTTGAAAGCCATTGCCATTTACATCTCGTGTTACTGTACCATCTGCATCAAGCAGACCTGCAAGCCACGCAATCCTGTAGCCCAAGTCTTCTTCCAGAGGAACGTAAGACTTATCAAGCATAGGACCATGCACCCACACTTTGCGGCTCTTGTTGTTACCATCAGGCTTAACCTGTCCGATAAGAAGGGACTCGCACTTGTATTTAGGCTCATACAGCCACGAGCGAGTCAAGCCCTTGTTGCCGTCGCCTGAGTAGAAACCTTGACTGTATGCCGCTTCCGCATTGGCGTATTTTGCAACGGCCTTTCCAACAACAGGCATACTGAACTTGTCCAGCTTCATGCCTACAAGAAGGTCTTGCGTCTCTACAAAGCCGCCGTCAACGCACCACCTATGATTGGCTGTGCAGTCAAGGTAAGAACCATCCGACAGTGCTACCCTATACAGAGGAGCAACGCCCGCTTCATAGGGTTTAACATCTGCCCAGTTTTCTCCGTTCCAGATTGTAACCGTTTCTCCAACAGTTTCTTGAATAGGAACATAGCCATCAGACGTGAGGATAGGGGTTACACCAGAGACGCAGCACGGATTGGTGCCAAAATCATACGACGCATCCCTGCGACCATTTTTTGCAGCCTGCTTCTGTGACGCCATGCGGCTGAAAATTCCACGCTCGCCGCTCTTGCTTTCAACGAGAGACAGCCATTCACGCATGAAGGTTTCCATGTCAGGCTTTTCCGTGTATGCCACAGAGTTGTTAGCCAAAGCCCGCTGCGGATTGTTCTCCCACCACATGCCGCTCTTGGCATGACGCATACGGTCATCACTGAGGTTGCTGAGACTGATCATGGCAGAGCGACGGACGCCACCAACAACAACTACATCACCAATCTTGCACATGATGTCGTGGCATTCGATGCTGCTCAGTTTGCGGCCTTGTGCTGCCTTGAACTTTTCAATCACAAAGCGGAAGAGGTCTTCAAGCGGCCCCGGACCAGAAGCCCTGCCACCAAACGTCTTCAGCCTTGCTCCTGCAGGGCGAATCTTAGATGTATCCCATGTAGGAATCTCTCCTGCATAAAGCATGGCAATCAGCTTACGCAGCGCCTTAGCCCAGCCTTCCTTGCTGTCATGGACACTGATGATGTCTTCACTGACAAACAGCTTCTCAGGCACCTCAGGCAGCTTGTTGACATATTGACGCTCAACAGAGAAGCCTACACCCGTGCCACAAAGCAGGATGAACATAGCTTCATCAAAGGCTTTAGGATCGTCTACAGGAAGGTAGCTGCAGTTGTAGCCTGCCGTGTTATCACGATCAAGCGCAGGACCAGCCGTCATCACAGCCCGCATTGAAGGCATCACCTCAAGGTTGAGGATCGCCTCTTCGATCTCTTTGATGACAGAATTGTCGCTGATTTTGTTACCAACGACATTTGATGTGAATCTGCTAACAGTTTCAGCCCATGTTTCACGGCGCTTCTCTGCCTCGATCCAACGAGCATAACGAGATGTTGCAATAAAGTTTTGGTAATCTGTAGGTAGGTAGTTGTTCATTTCTTCCTCACGCTTATAGTTTCAACAGTCACATCATCCACATCATACAGCAAGTCTTGGAACAACTCCTTGATGTCCTCTTCATGCTGCTGTGGGGTGGTGGAGAGAATGTTTCCATCCTCATCCACCTTCAGTTCAATCCGTATCGTAAACCTCATGCTGCATCCTCAACGAGGTCACTCAGATCAGGCGGCGTGTAGTTCGGTCCCTTCATCACTTTACCATCTTCGCGTTTGATAGGCTTACCATCCAGCCCCAACTTAGACATGTTGCTTTTGTGGACACGGACGAAGGCTTCATAGACTACCATAGGCGGAAACAGTGTGACAGCCTTTTGGAAGATTTTCATGTTAGCCTGAAGGTATTCCGTGATTTCTTTGGCTTCCTCTTCAGGGATCAGATCAGCCTGCACTGCCGTTTCAATGAAGGTGTTGAACGGGCCATACACATACAGAACATCGCACAACTCCTTGAGAGTATTAGCTTTGTCGTCTTTGTCCATAGCCTCTTTCAGTTCAGCCAGTTCTTCCTTCACGAGTTTATACCAGAGGCGAGCATCAAGGGATGCACCAAAGGCTTTAATAAACTCTTGCAGCATGGGGCCGAGATTCATAGTGTCAGTCATTGTTCTTCTCCAGAGTTGTGATTGCTTTGTTGAGGTAGTAGTTGGCTTTCTTCAAGTCTTCCGCAGGCTTGCCTTTATACTTGTGCCTGTGGATGTATTTGATTGTGTTACCGAGACAGTAGGCGCGGAAGCCTTCATCGCCTAGTGTCTGCTTGATGTAGTCGATGCACTCGATGCTGCCAAAGTTGTAGTGGGCAGGCTTGTTTACGGGATCATGGTCGCTCATGCTGAGCCTTTCGTCTTAGTGAACATATTCAGTTGGATGACCTTCTTATCTTCATCCACATATTCATAGGATACTTCGTCTTCGTCTTCAAACAATTCGCTCATGTGGTTGCCGTCGCCGTTCTTCTCACGAAGTTCCTTCAATCTGTATTTAAGCATGTCGTAGAAGTCTGTTTCCTCATTCATCATCACAAAGGCGGTAGACAACATAGCCATAGTGAGGATAGTCATGGCTCGCCATTCTTCAGGGTGATCATTCTCTGGCACATACATGCCGATAGCCATGTGCAAGTCACCATCGTCATCTTCATAGGGCCGAAAGATCAGGCCATACTCGTAGTCATCAAACTCGTAACTCATTGCTTATCCTTCACTTTGATGCGATCAAGTTTAAGTGGCTTACCACGTTCCTTCAGCCATGTCAACGGGATAACTCTGTGTGCCCACAAGAAGCCGTTCTTCTCACACCACTCCTCGTAGGTAGTCTTGCTGCCCTTGTACAGCTTAGCCTTACTGTTGCTGAACACGAAGCGTATGTCAAGATGAGGATGCTGCTTCTTTATCTCCTGATGCTTACGGCGATCATCAGCAGTGAACCTACCCTTAGTCTCGATGATGATGCCATTGTCAAGCACAAAATCAGTTGTGTATGTTCTGTGCCTCAAGTCTGTCCATTCGATCTTCAGCTTTTCATAACGAACCTCTATCTGATTCTCAGAAAGAAAAGCAGCGACCTGATCTTCCAAGCCGCTGCGATAAGTTCGTTTATTGTGCCTTCTTGTCGTTTTACTTGGCATACCCCTTAGCTTTCTCTTC